TCAGTAGTTGATGATAAAAACGCCTAAGTGTTTGATGTTGGTAGTTAAAAGACGCTGGAAAAAGACAAAACTGGTTTGAGAAATATTGCCGGTTTTACCCAAAAAGTGCACATTTATGACGAATGGTTTGAGAATTTTCGTCATGGACGAATGGAATCTTAAACTCCGTTCAAATAACGGTTAATAGTCTATTTAAGGACCATTCTATACAGGTTTACCCGTGCGACAGTGACGCACCCCCCGTGCGACAGTGACGCACCCCCCGTGCGACAGGTATTAAAATAAGCGTTTGTAATGAGGAGATTGCATGGTAGTTCCCTCAGAATATCCCAGGCTTCCCTCCTCTTCATTGGTTGGAATTGAATAGTGGTAATAAGCCTTAATTTTAGCGATAAATTTCTTCGAATAATTTCTATCAGACGGGGATGTCATATTCGATTTAATAAAACGGGTAAGACGTTCAGAAGTAGACCACGATGCATCGGAGAACACGTATATATCAACAATGGCATATGGTCCAAGCGACCCCCCTTTTGTGGTTGGAGGGATGAACTTCGAAAGGACATTAGATTGTCTCGCCAACCGAAACTCTTCAATAAGCTTCTTTAGTTTTTCAGGAGTAGCGTTGTTTTGAGTTACAAGAATGGAGATCGCCGACTTTTTATGTTGTCCCGTGATCGAAAATTTAGGAAGATCTCCGGCAAAGAGGTGACTCCATGAAAATATCATTAATAATAAAACGGTAATAACGGAGCGTCGCATAATGTCTCCTTTGCTTAAAAACAATGATAAGTAACAGAGGAACCCAAATATCCATCGGTGCAAATAACAGATCCGTCGCTATCGGGTCCAGCTGAACAATTAACACCGTTATGGCCACTACAGGCACCGGCCGCAGCACAATTTGAATCACACGTGGCGGATGGCGCCCCTCCGGAACTTGAATCTCTTCCGCAAGAAAAAGCGCCTGTAAATAAAAGAAGAACAATCACGCTTTTTTTCATCGTTCAATCTCCCTTCCAAACCAGATAACTTTCCCATTGATCCGCAACTGGTCCGGATTTGTCTCAATTGATTCGTAACGATTGTTGTCGCTGATAACCTTCAGGCGCATCGAAGGATGCATCACCTGTATTCGCTTGATCATGATTGTTTGGTCGAGCGCGATCGCATAGATGCCGCCTTGCGGATCCACGTAGTTGCGCCCATGATCCACCAGGGCAAGATCCCCGGACAACAGGGTCGGCTCCATACTGTCGCCGCTCACACGGATCAAAGACATATTATTCGGATCACCGCGACGCTTTATCCATTCTTTTCTGAAGGCAATTTTCAACTCCACCGCGTTGTCGGGTATTAGTCCGCCGCCGGCGCTGATCTCACCGCGTACCTGTGAGACAAACTCATAGTCGCCAAAATCGGCCCTGTTCTCCGAGACAATGGAATGAACCGGCCCCTGGTCATACCCTCCGCGTCGCACAGCGCCGGTCCCCGTCAGCAACCAATCAAGAGAAAAGCCGCTCCTGTCGCAGAATGTGGACAAAGCCTCATAGGGAATGGTTCTGCGAGCCTTATGGTTGGAAAGGGCCGTCTTCGTCATATCGAAAGCGGCCGCAACCTCACCATCGGATGAATATTCACCTTCTTTTTTAATACTTTCCACTATTTGAAAAATATCTTTTTTCATGTTCACTTTTTGCTTGACTATAGTTCACAATATGATATACTCTCTACATGTTGAGGCCGGTAGACATAAAAATAAGACTCCTCAAAAAAGGAATCTCGCAAGCCAAGATCGCCAGGAGTCAGGATGTTGTTCGGTCATACGTCACACACGTGATCGCCGGCAGAAATAAAAACCAGCGACTACGCCAGGCCATAGCCGATGCGATCGGAATGGTCGTATCCGATATCTGGCCGAACGAAAAGAACAATAAAAGGGCTGCCTAAACCACGATCTATTGTGGTGATTGTAGCCCTTTTTTTTTGCCTTGTCTATGACGAAATCAAATAAAAAAACGTCACCTGCGACTAACCAGCTCACCATCTTTGATCTGCTGTGTCAGTCCGCTCCGCATCCATCCGGGTGCATGGACTTCCAGGCCGAACTCTGCTCGGCCATGTCTGCGGACATAAGGCATGCAGTAGACGAACAGGGCCGAGAGCTTTCACGCTACGACATCGCCGCCAGAATGAGCAACTCCCTCAACCGCGAGATCACAAAATCAACGCTCGACAATTGGACCGCGGCATCGCATGACGCCCACATTCCCGACGCGATCGAGATGGCGGCATTCTCCCGTGCAACGATCGGCCGGTGCGCCATGGAAGTGATCTCACGGCACGCTGGTCTTTTCACGCTGCCCGGACCCGAGGCGCTACGCTCGGAGATCCAGACATGGAAAGAGACGAGAAACAGGGCATACAAGGAAATCAGAAAAAGGGAACTACTTCTGTCGGAGGTGGAGCGTGCAAGATAACGTGACGCTGAAGCAGATTGCAGAGGCAACAAACATCTCTAAGAGGACCATAGAGCGCCGTTCCCTACGCGAGTCCTGGCCTTCTTGCGGCACCACCATCATCAACCACAATGAGACGAAGCTCTATGCCGTAAAGGACCTTCCCTCCGATATTCAGCAGCACTTTCATCCGGCTTCTTCATTGTTCTCCCTTCCATTGCCCCGCGCCCGAGGCGAAATTAATGATTCATCGGGCGCGGGGATTCTTCCCGCAACGCCCGCGCCGGTACCGGCCCGCATCAACGACGTCCCCGTCGCCGCCATCCCCGAGGACGCCAGGCGCACCGCGCTCGCGCGCATGGACCTTCTTTTGCAGTGGGAGTCATTCCGTTCCCGGTTCGATTCGCTCAACGAGGGCGACGAGGAATTCACGCGCTGGTACCAGACCGGACACGGAGCGCCGCATCTGCACAAAGTTCTCGGCACCGTCTCCACCGGCACCCTCTATAAATGGAAAGCGAGACTCGGCGGATCCTCCGACTGGCGCAACCTCGTCCCCCGGTACAAATGGTCCGGCATGGTGCTTCAAACCTCGCTCGATCTCGAAGTCCGGCGCATCTTCGAACGCTTCCTGCTGGACCCTCGCCGGCAGAAAATATCGCAGTGTATCTTCTATACAAGAGAAGCGCTCATTCATCAGGGCGTAGAGTGCGACGCATCAGATGCCGTGTTCTACCGCTACGCCGAGTGGTACCAGAAAACGCACAACGACGTCTGGACCTTCCGGCGCGAAGGAAACAAGGCCCTCGTAGACAAAGTCCTCATGTACATCAAGCGCGACGCCGGAATGCTCGAAGTCGGACAAGTTCTCGTCGCCGATGGACACCGGCTGAACTTCCAGATCATCAACCCCTTCACCGGAAAACCATGTCGAGCCACGATGATCGCCTATCTCGATTGGAAAAGCTACGACCTCGCCGGCTACGAGATCATGATCGAGGAAAACACGCAATGCATTGCAAGCGCCCTGCGCCACGGCATGATGAAACTCGGCAAGCGCCCGCGCTTCTGCTCCCAGGACAACGGCAAGGCCTTCCGTTCGAAGTACTTCACAAATTGCCCGTCATTCGAAGAGTCCGGGTTCGTCGGCCTCTTCGCCCGGTTCAACATCATCCCTGTCTTTTCCCTGCCCTACAATGCCCGCGCAAAAGTGATCGAGCGCTGGTGGGGCATCTTTTCAGAAAGCTTCGAGCGCCTCATGCCGTCTTACATCGGCGCATCGATAGCGGACAAACCCGCCTACATGCTGCGGAATGAGAAGTTTCACCGGGCGCTGCGCGGCGAATACACGCCTACCATCTGGGAAGCCGTCGAACTCATCGATCAGTGGCTCTCACTGTGGAGCACAAAGACCGAATGCCCGCACGTCGCCGGCAAGAGCATCCGGCAGGTATTCGATGAAGGCAAGGGACCGGGCATGCCCCATGATGAGCTGGATGACCTCATGATGGACACCAAAATAACCAAGATCTACCAGAACGGGATCCGCATGTGGGGCGAGTACTACTGGCACGAGTCGCTCTACGGAAAAAAGTTTGACGACGTCACCGTCCGCTACAGCATCTTCGAAAAATCCACCGTCCGCGTCTATGCAAAAAATGGCGCGCTCATCTGCACCGCGGCGCGGTCCGCCGATATGAACCCGCTGGTCAATTACCTCGGCACCGAGGCGGAGAAGGAACGCTTCAAAAACGTCATCGAGATGCGTGGCCGGCTGCGCAAGGGAACGGTCCACATGGCGCAGCAGGTCGAAGAAGCGCCGATGCCCATCGCCATCAACTGTTCGACAGGCTCACAGCAGGCTCCGCGCATCGAAGGGCCGCAGCCCGGCGCGCTCATGATGCGGCAATCCCAGGAAAGGAGGAATGATATCGAGACATTGAAGGCCGGTCCGGACATCATTGAAATGATGCCGACGGAAGAGCCGGCCCCCCGGCTGAAGCTGGCCATGTTTGAGTGCGATCTGGAAGAGCGGAATTTATAAGGAGGAGAGCAAGTGGTCAAGGAAAAAGAACAGCTGCAGAAATTATTGGACGCCGAAGTATTCAGCATGACCGCAGCGGCGCGCGGAATCGGATACTCGACATCCGCCATCAGTTCCTGGATGGCGGGCAAATACGACGGAGACTCGGAAGCCGTCCGGGTCAAGATTGCGAGTTTTTTAAAACGACATTCCGATCGTATCGCGGACCGTGAAGATCCAATCCCGATAATTCAGACCTCGGTCATGAAGAAAATTCATGCGGTCGCCCGGAAAAGTCATCTGCGCAGATGGATGTGCTGCTGCTACGGAGACGCCGGAATAGGAAAAACCAAAGCATTGCAGGCCTATGCCAAGGATGACCAGGAAGTGATCCTTCTCGAGACAGTCATCGGACTCACCGCAAAGGCGCTGCTATCGGACCTCTCCCGCAGCGTCGGCCTGGACGGAGAGGGCGGCACCCACGAACTCTACACCGAGGTCGTGAAAAAGCTGAAAGGCTCCGATCGCCTGATCATCATCGATGAAGCGGAGAATCTCGCATACAGGTCTCTCGAATATCTCCGGAGGATCTACGACATGGCCCAGGTCGGAGTGCTGATGGTCGGCATGCCGCGCCTCATCACCAACCTGCGTGGACGGCGCGGACAGTACGCGCAGCTCTACTCCCGCATGCGGCTGGCCGTGGAGATAGACAAGCTGGACGGCATGGACGTGCATGACATCGTGGAGAAGGTATTCCCGAATAGCAATGGAATATGGAAGTCTTTTTTTGATGCGTCCAAGGGGAATGCCCGCGTGCTCTCAAATCTTATCGAGAACTCACGGGACATGGCGAAGCTCAACAAAATCTCGATCACGGCGGAAGTCGTTAAGGAAACGGCAAAGATGCTGATCGTATAAGGAGGCACCATGAGAAAAACAGTATGCAAAAGACTTAGGAAACAGGCGCTCCTGGTCGCGCCGGCGACGAAGCGCACCAACTTCATCACGCGCTTCTGGACGGGGAAAACCAATGCCCAGGGAAAAAAGATCACCTTTGACAGAACCACGGTCGTCTGCGGCGGATATCGCCGGGCGTATCAGGATTTGAAGCGCGACTACAGGAGGAGGCAATCAGCATGAAGACATCCACACTCGACACAAAAGGGCTCTACCGCATAGCGAAGAGGCTCACGATGCTGGCAACGCTTATAAAGGAGCTCGTCCCGCAGGTGATTGACGAGATGATAAAGCTCGATAATAACCACAAAAACATCGTGGCCGCGCACAGGGCGCATACGACGATGGCCCGTTCGGCTTCGCTCAGGGCAGGCTCCGAAGGCAGGAAGGCAAAGTGATTCCCGCAACTCATCAAGACGACCCCTCACCCCGGCCCTCTCCCTCGAGGGGCGAGGGTGAAAAGCGCAAGGACTTCCGAGCCGTCAAGCTCGCGCAGCTCTTCTGTGATGCGGAGGACCGGGGAATCGACAAGAACGATCTTCGCAACCTCATCGCGCCGGGCGTCATCGGCCACCGGTTGTCCGAGGCCACGGTTGGCGAGGTCATCGAGGTCATTAGACACATTGGAGGCCGCGTCACATCGTCCGTCATCCCTCGTCCGTCGTCCGTCGAGAATTTCAAGGACCGCTTCTCCGACCTTGGTTACCGCGACGGCATGGCCACACCAGCGCAACTTCGGAAGATCGAGGCCATGTGGATGAGCGTCTCAAAGATGCCTAATTACACGGCCAAGCAAAAGGCCTTAAAGGGCTTTTTAAAACGCATTACGGGCGTAGAGGAACTGCGGTTCATAGAGTCCTGGCAGGTGCAGAAAGTCATAAGGGCCATCGATAGTATGAAGCATTCGTAAGGAGGAACAAAAATGACAAGTCGTGAATATAAAAATCAGCAGCAAACGGAACTGAACGAGGCGGTCCCGGCCGCGATCATGCAAATGGTCCTGATCGTGATCATTGCAATCGCGATCGTGGTCTTCCTCTCGCTCACCACTGTGCATGCGGGAGAGACGCGTCTTTCAAACCTTGAAACGTTTCACACCATCAGCACGCTCGACAAGCTGCAGAAAACGCTCTATCTGACGGTACTGGCCGCGGTGGATTACCACCAGACCGTGCGCTCAGTGATCGATCAGCCCCTGAAATATCACGAGATGAACCCCGTCCTCGGCGAACATCCCTCGCGCGCCGCATTGGCGGTCTTTGGCACTGTCGGCATCGCGGCAACCGCGCTCATCAGCCGAATAGATCATCCGTTGGCGAGGATCGTCGTTGATTCCATCATCGCAACGGAGCAGGTGAATGTCTGGGAAAACGAACATACCATGGACCGCCGAACATCGATGCCGATCATGGTCGTATTTTCAATGAGCTATTAAGGAGCGTGGAATGAACGGAAGAGACAAGCGCAGACGGCTGAAAGAGCGCCAGGTTCGGGGTACCCTCAATAACGGCATTCGAGGGCAGGCTCCGTTGGTAGTTCGGAGTCAAACACCAAATCCCGCAGGCGTCCAGGTGCAACAGAAAGCAAGCGAGCCGGTGCACGGAAAATACTGCCGCGTCCGCAAGGCAAAGGTGGACATCACGGTCTGCACCGTGCAGTCAACCCGGACGCCGGATTTATGCAAGGGGTGCGAATGAATGAACCATGGAAAATAGACGAAGCCACCGCCATCGACGAGCTGCAGGCGCTCAGCAAAAACGCCAAGCGCTGGCTGGAGGACAGAATCGGGAACAACCTCGCATCAATAACCGGCTACTGCGCCATCGGCATGGTGCAGAAGGTCCCGGCGGTATCGGACAAGATGATTGAGGACTTTAATAAGATCGGCTGCTTTGAGTTGCAGAAGATCAGGGCGGGAAAGGAGGACAAGGCATGAAGGCCGAAGACGCGATGCAATACCTGACGATCGTCATCGTGCTTGCAATCATCATCGGGGGCCTTGCGTGGATCTACTATTCGGGAATAAAGGAGGCGTGCATATGGCTATAGTCCACATAACAGGAGAGATGCTGTACAGGATGCACCGGCTCAAGCGGGAAATGGCGGAGAAAAAGAAGCGCTCCGGGGCGAGACGATCGAAGTGGATCCTCTTGGCCGCGGCCGCGATGTACATTTTAATGAGGGGGTGATGGGATGGGTTGCGAATACAGAATAAACGGAAGAGGCACAAGGTCGTTCTGCTATGGTCAACGCTGCGGGTTCCTGCGATCACTGACCTGCACCGAGCGAATTAAATTTGAAAAGAGCATCGAGAAAAAAAAGAAGAAGGTCCGAACCGAGATTGCGGAGATGGACCGGAGCATGCAGGCGATGAGCAGGGAGATCGGGATCTGAAATATTGATGGACCCCCGATTGAATCCTTCGGGGGCAGGCTTTAGACGAGGGGGACGACGGACGATGGAAATGCAAAGCCCGAAGATGTTCACCTGCGAAAAGTACAACGTCACCATGCTCGCCTCGAAGGCGGCCGAGACGTGCGCAAAGAGGTTTGAGACATCGCTGCACGGCCACTTTCATAACTTTGACAAGTGCCGGACCTGCAAGCGCGGGGCGGTGTTGTATGAGGCGGGGAAACATAAGACCGAGGGACGAGAGACCCCCGATAAAATCCTTCGAGGGCAGGCTTTGGACGACGGACGTAAAGGCGAGACGAATCAGGCAAAAGCTGAAACGATACAAGCTAAAGGAGAAACGACAATGGCAACGAATGCGAAAGGCACCTGCAGCACAAAGGACTGCGGAAGGACTGTTCAAAAAGACGGTCTCTGCTACAAGTGCTACAAGGCGAAGCATGGATGTGCGCCGTATCCCGGACAGGACCACAAAAAAGGAATTGTAAAGGTGAAAGAAAAAACGAGATGCCACGGCAAGTCAGTCAGTCAGTCAGGCAGGATATCCCTCTCGTCCATCGTCCAAGCGAAGCGATCGTCCCTCATCTCTCGGAGGTTCAGTCCCCCGGCAGCATCGACTGGACAAAGTACCCCAGGTTGCATAGCCGCCTGATCACTCTGGCGCTGGGGAAAGTACTCGAAGAGATGGAAGCTAAAGCTTAGATTCAACCGTGAACCTTGAACCGCAACTAAAAGGAGCAAAACATGGCACGACTCAAACCAAAGAACAGCATCACCAGCCGCGCCCAGGCCGACGCGGCGATGTCGCAGTTGAACACCATCGATCAGAAGCTGGCTACCTGGGATCTCGATGAGGCAAACGCGATCGCGCGGATCCGCGAGCAGCACCAAAAGGGCCAGAGGGCATCCGGACGCCCCGGCCTCGAGGCGGAGAAGGCCCTGCTCGTCAAGGAACTTGAAGCTTGGGCGGAAGAGGATATGTCCACCTGGGGGAAGCGCTCCATCGAGACGGCCTTCGGATCTCTGGGCTTCCGCGTCGGCCAGCCGACGGTAACGCTCATCAAGAAGATAGCCAAAAAATGGGACGCCGCGCTCGAGCTGCTCACCCTTTATCACGGCGTATATGTGCGCGAGATCCCCGAGATAGACAAAGCCCAGATCCTCGCGGACAAGACGGCGGGTATATTGGATGAGCCGCGGCTCGCCGAGAGCGGCCTGGCCGTGAAGCAGGACGACGAATTCTGGATAGAGACCGCCGCCAGCAAAGACCTCGAGGACGCCGCGAAGAAACTGAGGGCCGCATGATGGGTATACAAAGCAAAAAAGAAAAGGGGCTTTGTGATCGCTGGAACAAATTGCACCCCATAGGCACGGCGGTCGTCGTCAAAAAAGATGAAGGGCACAAACTATTTACCATCACACGTTCAGAGGCCTGGCAACTCGGCTCAGGCACCGCGGTAATTTTGGTCGAGGGCATCAGCGGTGGATACAAGCTCACTCGAGTCAGCGCTCAGAGGGAGGCAGCATAATAATGGGCAAGGCAATGCGTGAACAGAGAATCCTCCTGAAGGCGGGATTCGCGCTTCTGCGCTACGACGTGGTGAATAAAAAAATATGGAAATGTTCCAGTCCCGGCTCATGGAAGGTGCTGAACAGGTATGAGACACAGACCGCCATGATGCAGGCCTGGAAAGCAATGATGGAAGACGAAAGGAATCTGGCAGGTTGATTCGCATCACAACTTTAGCTCACTTTATGAACCTTAGTCACTTTAGACACTGAAAGGGGTTACTCATGAGAGAACCAATCGATCGTAAATATGTTTTCTGCGCATTGAGTCAGGAGCACGCGAACAAAGAGCACAGCCACATGGACGCCATGGTATTCCTGGCAAAGGACAAAGCCCTGCCGGATGTGCTGATGTACTACCAGAATAAAAGCCAGGAACTTGGAGCGAGCGTTGAGCAGCTTGCGGGCATCGCGCTTCTGATCGAGCGCGTCCTTCGCTACCAGGTGGAACATCCGGAGATGGTGAAGGTTGCGGATGTAGACGTTCCGGACATGGCGGGGATCCTCGAGGAGAATGAGAAGTAAGACGATTGCGGATACTTCGACTTTGCTCAGTAGAGCTTTCGGATTGCGGAGTGCGGAATTAAATAACGGAGAAAGGAGAAAAGCCAATGTCGTATTCGCTGAATCAGAAGTGTTACTCGTGTAAGAAAAAACCGAAGTGCGTGGACGGAAATGTCATCAGCGCAGCGGTGTCGATTATACACTCGCTCGGCCAGGAGAAGGGCCATCTCGGCGGCGGCTGCGTGACTCACGACTGCTCGAATTACGAGTCTGTGAACGCTACACCGGCAGGTGCGGAAGCAAAGACAAGCTAAAGGCAGAAATACCCCACAGTGTGGGGTATAGATCCGTGATGCGGATCCTGATGATGGCCGAACAAACTCAAATTCAAATAGACTTCACCGATCGCAAAGCGCCGATCCTCACCCAGGAGGAACACATTGTGTGGTCCGCCATCAGGGACCGGCTCGGCCGCGATCGCGCATTACTCGGCACGGTCATAGCCGAATGCGCCGGAATCGACTACGTCACCGTGCGCGCGATTATCAGCCACCTGGTAAATTTTCATGGCTGCCTCATAGCATCTTGTTCTCGCGGCTATTATGTCCCCGTGACGCCCGATGAAGTACAAACCTCCACCAGAAGCCTGCGGCACCGGGGCATCATGATTCTTCTGCGGGCAGCCAGGCTCCAGAAGAGCAGTATCGAAGATGTGTTTGGACAGGCAAAGTTGGAATTGGAGAAGGCATGTTAGATGAACTGGAAAAAGGGAAAACAGAACCTCTCATTCGGCCAAAGTGCGCGGCTGAAGATGAGCACGATTGGGATATCGAGTACGCAACGGAGAATGATATAAATATAGTTTGTCATAAATGCCATGAGTGGCGTAGCTATTGTCGTGAGCTTTAGCAGCGCGGGCGGAGAATGGGGCCAGCTGACCCGCAACGAGGAAGGGACGGGATTATGAGCGATAAACCTATAAAGTTAATGATAGTAGGATACGCATACGAAAGAGAATCAGCACTGATAAGGGCAATACGGCAAGCTCATAAGCCCGGCACTGACGACGCGGGTCAAGTCGGGTCGAGCGGTTTGTTGGTGCCCGCTTCCAAGGGCATCAACGCGACACCCGACCGTTCCACAGCTGGCCCCATTGGTTGCCCGCAGGACTCTAAAGAGCAAAGCGCGGGCGGCGTGTGTTCGCACTGCGGATGGCCATGTTGTACCGATGAGGAATTGGAATGGCATGAGGCACGGCCAATTAGATAGCCGCCCGCTCCTTGCGGGCAACCAACGCGGCGCTGACGCGCCGAGCGCAGCGAGGACGCTGTCGAGCGTCCTGGTTAGCTGGGGGTTGAATTTGCAGTATCCTCTTTGGACAGACAGAACATTGGTATGGTTCTCCTGCGGCGCGGCATCAGCAGTAGCGGCGAAGATTGCCATTAAAAAGGCAACGTTGCCCGTTGAGGTGCTGTACTGCGACACGCTGAAGTATGAACATCCGGACAATATGCGTTTTTTGGAAGAGGTGCAGGACTGGATAGGCCAAGAGATCAAGATTTTAAGGTCTTCACGGTATGCCGACATTATGGCGGTATTCCGAGGTGAGCGGTTTTTGCGAGGGCCACTCGGCGCACCTTGCACAAGAATCTTAAAGCGCGATGTCCGGGTAGCCTACTCTTCACCGGGAGATCAACACGTACTCGGATTAACGGCAGACGAAACGAAACGCATAGAGCGCTTTGAGATGGAAAACCCCGCCGTGTGGCCCGAGTGGGTTTTGCGAGCCGAGGGGATAACCAAGGCCGATTGCTACAAGATTCTGACCCAGGCGGGAATAGAGCTCCCGGCAATGTACCGGCTCGGATACCGGAACAACAACTGCATCGGATGCGTAAAGGGCGGGGCCGGGTACTGGAACAAGATTCGCCGGGATTTTCCCGAAGCCTTTGACCGGATGGCCGCACTGGAACGGTACTTAGATCATGCGCTGAACCGGCTAAAAAAGCGCCCTGTATTTCTCGACGAATTGCCGAAAGACGCGGGACGTTTCGAGGATGAGGATATTGAGTGCGGGACATTGTGCGTGATGGAAGAAGTATACAGCTAACGCGGAATTGACCGCCCTTGTGCGGTCGAATGACTGGTTTAATCCGGTCATTCGGAAAGGTGGAATATGCAGGTAGCGATTCGGCTGATACTTACTGGTGTTCTCGTTTATTTTGTTTGGTGCGAAACCGGATGGGCCACAGCAACAGCTATTGGTTTAATTGCATTAGGGCAGGAATTGACATCCTATACGATCAAGAAAATACTTGAGTCAATATAAAATTGCTCGCAAGGATTTAACGCGCGGATGAGTCGCGCAGCGAAGCGGAGTCACGCCGTGGCGTGATCCGCTGGTTGAGACGAGCGCCGGAAAAATTACAATGACCCTTCATTCAACCATCCAACGATACATAGATCGCCTGAAGGCAAAGAAGCCCACGGCGGATCCCGACAGCCGCCGCCTCTGGCAGGGCCTCGAGGTCGCCAACATCAACGCCTGCTGCAACGCCATGCGCCATGCGAAGGCACAATGGGGCATCACCCGGCTGGAGCTCACCTACGAAGGAATCCCTGTGCAGAAAGTCGCCATCAACTACTGCCCTGAGTGCGGAAGGAAACTATCATGAGCACATTAACCAAAGAACAGTGGGCGGAACTCGAGAAGAAGCTGAATTATCCATGGGACTCCGCGAAGCTTCTAATCGATGGGTATAACATTACGCTCATCGTTCATTTTTTAAAGGCGCTTCGAATGGAGATCTGCGTCTATGTAGACGGCTATTTAAAAGTCGAATACGTCACACACGATTGCGAGGAGCGCCGCCGTTTCTATCGAGCGACCATCAGAGACATCATGCCTGTTAAAATGCGGAAACAGAGTGAGAAGATAAGAAAGAAATTAGGACTTGAGCCGACAACGTACACAACATACTCCTGGGGCTGGACATCCTTCGCGGCGTTGCGTCGGCACCTGATCAAAAACAACGAAAGCATCGAACTCAAAGCGGGGGCAGCATGAGCAAAGAAACAATCTCCGATCGTCAGCGCGTGCGCGAGGAACTCGACTGGATCCTGGACTTGAAGCGCCGCGAAGTCGAGCAGGTCATGAAGTCCCAGACCAACCGGGGAGAAGATCTCTCCATGAAAATGATCTATGAGGACTGCGGCATCGAGACCTGCATCAAACTCTGGCGAAAGCTCCCGCGCATCTCGCTGCACATCAGCGAGCGGCCGCTCAACGAGCTCCGGAGACTATACGTCCGGCAGCACTTCAACGCCGAAGACCCAGACAACTGCATAAAGACCCTGGCCATAAAGCTCGGCGTATCCGAACAGTTCGTCTACGAGGCCCTGGGCGCGGACGAGAAGGAAGACCCGCGGCAAATGAAACTGCTGAAGGACGATGGACGATAGGACCCCCGATTAGATAATTCGAGGGCAGGCTTTGGACGAGGAGGAGTGATGGTAAGGAAGAAAATCGACAGAAAAGACAAACGCTGCCACCTTGATTTTGTCTGGCTTGCCGATGGCGAATATACGCACCTCTGCGCGCTGATGGAAGAGAAGCAGGTCCTCCACTGGATCCAGGAGCTGAACCTCTATATCGGATCCCACGGGAAAGATCCCTATGAGAGTCATTACTATACAATACAGGTTTGGGAAAGACGCGCGAAGGCCGGAAAGACGAAGGACCCCCGATTAGATCCTTCGGGGGCAGGCTTTAGACGAGGGACGCGGGACGCGGGGGCAAAGTATGCGGCCGATCGGATCATCGAGGAATTGAAAAATCCTCAGGAATCAATGCCTCGCCGAGAGGGAAACGAGAAAGTTTGGAGTGCAATATATGCAGTCTGTATCGCACGCAAAACGACCTGGCCAAAGCTGCAGGCTTGTCTCAAGGAAAACCCTGACGAAGAAGCGAAAATCCACGCGGAGATTGTCAAGGAGTATAAGCCATGAAAGATATTGAACCCTTCCTGGTACCAGAAGGTTCGGTCAGTCCCGGTGGAAAATCCGCAATTGGCATACGAGTTGACGGCCATGTTATCGCGTGGTGCATTGGGAGTGGCGAAAACCTCCGAGATGCAAAGGCGGCCGCCCTGCGGAATATCCGCATTGTTTTGTCACGGCTGCGAAAGCTTGATCCGCAGATTACGCAGATAGACGCAGATAAAAGTTTGAGGTATAATGCAGGCGGGTATAATTTAAACCAAGGAGATCAAATATGAAATGCAAACGATTTGCCATTTTTATACTACTCACCCTCACCACGCTTCTCTCCGCATGCAGCACGTACACCCCTCCACGGTATTCTATCCTCGCTGACAACAATGTGCAGCTGAAGCAACTCGGCATTAAAGATATCGCAGTGGGGACCTTTATCGGAGATCCGGAATTCAATGAACGGTGCAGGGCTGCGGGAGAGCTTTTCCCTCCGGACGGCCTCACCTATGCCGCATATATTCAGCGGGCTTTTGCCGACGAGCTGAAGATGGCGGGCATATACAATGCCGACTATCGGGTCAAGATCTACGGCTCTCTTGACAAACTCAGTTTTTCGTCTTCTCAAAATAACATGACCGGCTACTGGGACATAAGCATCACCCTCACGTCGTCTACCAGAAAAATGATGAAGGTATCGGAGCATTATAATTTTGCGAGCGGATTTGAAGGGGGATTGGCCTGCAAACAAACAGCTGAAGCGTTCGCTCCCGCGGTGCAGGAGCTGATCTATAACGCGGTGTCATCCGTGGAATTCAGAGAACTCGTGCGGTAGACGCTTGGAGTGTAGGCGACGCTATAAATATGAAAGCCCTTCTCAATGCATCGAGAAGGGCTTTAAAATTGCCGTTGAACGCCGTTTATTGCCCTTTGAAAAGGTAGCTCATCAACACCAATTTGATCTCTCCAATATCCCTCGCCGTGAGCGTCCGCACCGGCCGCGCCGGGATATGCGCTTTATGCCCCCGCCCGGCATCGCCCCCCGTCTCATGGATCCGAGCGGTCGGCCAGTTGCTGCCGACCTTTGCGCTGTTCCGATCAGAACTTTTTGTCCAGCTCTTCGCGAGGCGGCCGCTTCTTTGTAATATTTTGCCCGGCCACTTTCCCATCTTCTCCCGCTGCTTTATGGTCCCGGCCGCCAGCGCCGGCCAGCGCGGTCTACCTTCCCGCTCGAAGTTCAGCTCGACGGCCCCGGCCATGATACCCGCGATCTTCCGCATCGCCGGGGCAAGGTCGTCCCCGCGCTCCTGGAGCTGCTTCAGGAGCTGATGCGCCTCATCGTCAAAGATGCTGATGTCAAAATTTTTCATCTCCGAACTCCGAACTCCACGCTCCGAACTGTGTTCCTCCCTACAGCCCCGCTATGTCTTTATCATAGCGCGCCAGGTCCGGCGTCCACACCACCTTGCCGGGGTTATAACTCCATCCCGCCCCCGTCGCCGTCTGTCCGTTCGTTCGAGGATCCGTGTAGACCGCCACCGTGCCCATCTCCCCGGTCTGTCTTGAGACAAGCACGTCCGTTTCCGATATCCGTCCCTCGGATGTCTCAGGAATAAGCCCCATGCGCTTCACATCGCGCTCTGACAGAGCGCGTGTGCGGCAGCGTCAGCCCCAGTCGTTCGGCGGCCAGAAAGAGTCCCAGAATGGATCGTCGTAACGAAACACCTTGCCGTTCAGCGCGGCATGGCTCGGTCGGGTCTTGGAATCCATTACCGCCACATACTGGAACCACGGCCGGTCGTCCGTGTTCTCCATGTACTCTTTCCATCGCCCGGACATATATGACGTGGACATGTTGGTATCGTAAATCGTTTGCAATCTCCAGGCAGATCCCAATTGGACGCTCGACACTACGCCGTCGGCGTCAATGATCTCGGACTTGCCCCACCAGCCCAGGGCTTTCAGCTTCGGTTCAAGATTTTTCTGAAAGTCCCGCAGCATCATGCCGTCATCGAGCGCCTTCTGCAACTCGTCCCTGATCGTCTGAAGAACATCAAGCCGCATTGCCTTGGCCACGGTGAACGAGAGAGACTGCGCCTCCTGCCAAATCTCCTGCCAGTCCCAGGAGTAGGCGTAGCCCTTGCTCTTGAAATATTCGATCGCTTGCTCAGGGGGCAGGCCGATGGCGTAGAGGAGATCGACATCGCTTGCGGAAAAGTCGATGGACGATGGACGATGGACGATGGACGAAAAAGGCGTGGCTCCGCAGCCGGGGCAACCGTGGACCCGTCTCAACAGCGCCAGCCTATTTTTCAGCGCGAGGTTCATTAGAGATTTGCGATCACTTTAAACTCGCTGATGAGTGTGTGCCAAGAGCCTGCCGGCAGAGTTACAAAAGCCTGCAGCTTCCATATTCCTGTCGCGTTAAGATCGCCGGACACCGAGAGATAATATATTTGCCCGTCGCCCCCGGTGCTCTCGAAGGCTGCGTCCTTTTCAACCACGGTGTTGTCCGGCTTTTTAAAGATGATCTTCTTCACGGTCGCGCCTGATATGTCAAGGGGCACTCCGTTTTCGTTGACCGTCACCAAGAACTTCGTACCGATGTCGTTTAAATGCACTTCTTCCGTCATAGGTCCACCTCCAGTGCTACAGTCTTTACCAGCCCGACGCTTTGCGGGCACGCGCGGATGATTGCGCCGTTCACAATATCGCGCGTCGCCATTTCGCCGTCGAGGTCCATGCCTCGCGACAGAGTCACGCTGAAATTAATTATGTCATTGCTCAAGGTCCATCTCCATTGCCCGTCAAATCTCCAGAGCGAACGTTTTGACGCTTAACGCGGGCTCTCCTCCCACACCTAATTTCAGAGTCATGCTTTTTTGCTCATTCATGTTGATCGGAAATTCACTTGCAACAAGCCCGGCCTTGCTTACCCGAACTCGATGCGGCGTGCATGCGGTGGTCGAGTTGTTGTACTTTTTCAGGTTCAATTCAACCATGCCATTCGCGTCAGTCGTGAATGGGCTCCCGGTCATTTCTGTCTGCACTCCCGTACTTTGATTAATTTCCCAGACATTCACCAGCGCGCCCTCTATCGGAACCTCAGCCGGGGGATTTGCACCATTAAAACCTGAAACCACCTTGAGGCTGAGGGGATAATCAATGTACCGATAACACCCAGATGCCGCCGCCGCTATTTGGTTAATAGTCGCGTCCCATTTAGGGTTTCTGAGGGTACACGTGGCGTTTATCATGGTAAAGAGTGCCGCACTCACGGCAGCACTCTTCTGAAGGTTTTTAATAACCACATTGGCATTCATTAACAACACCGGTGCAGAGTGAGATGACAGTGTGTTGTCTGTAAAAATTGTAGGTGCGATAAGCATTTGAATCATTTTGTTCTGGAACGTAGTCCCGGTGATAACGTCCGGAGCATTTGTCTGACACATAATCAGATAATTAATAATACAATTACAAACCTCTGACCCTCCACCGAGCAGACCCGCAACTGTGTTTGTGCTGAAAAAAGAACTGCCATACATCAGGTGTTTTGTTTTAGCCGAGCCCCCTGTAGTTGATGTGGGAGAGTACCCCAACACAACACACGAAGCCGATGTTCCATAATTGTCAGTCGTCTTTTGTCCCCATCGGAATATGGATACAAATCCTTGCGTGGATTTATTTTGAAACGAACCAAGTGAATTATTTTTGTTGGATATTATTTCATTCTCGCTGGAGAAGGTATAATTAGCGTCAGCGCATTCAAATTCAAAATTTTTAACATCACAGACGAACAATGACTTGCCGCTGGCCAGCGTTGTCTTGACTAACAGGCTGCCCACCGTCGCATCGTCCGCGGCGTTCTGCATGGTCCAGTTCTGGTTCGTGACCGTGACTACAATGTTCGGACTCACGCCTGACTTTGCAAAACTCATGGGAGGGCCTTTAACTCCTGGCCAGTTGTCATTCTACCCCACGCTTCAGCCACAAAGATCGCCCGCGAAAGCCTTTCCTCCAGGGCAGAGGAGTCCATGTCAGGGTAGGCGGTCACGAGATCCTTCATGATGTCCTCGTAACTGGTGCCCTTATTAATGAGATCAATAACCGGCTTTAAAACGCCTTCAGCCTGCCTTTGAAGATCCTCCGCGCTCAGGGAATCGAGTGCGTCATCGAGTGCGGATTGCGGAGTATGGAGTGCGGAATTGGGAGAGACAAATTCAACGACGGCATCGAGGATACGCCGAAGCAATCCCCCCCTCACCCTACCCTCTCCCTCAAGGGGAGAGGATGAGAACTGCGCGGGCGCGGGCTGTTGTACTGGCAGTCCACTCCGAACTTCCAACTCCGCACTCCGCACTTCCGGCACAGCCGGAGCTTCCTCCAGATCCTCATCCTCCAGGGCATAGCCCTTCTGGTAATATTTTTTTGACAAGCGAAGTTGTGACATGCCGAGCGCCGTGGTCAACTTCTCGTCCCGCTCCGCAAGCTTCGTGTCCACGTCCTCTTCTTCGTACATGATGAAGCGCGGCCGGTCGGAACGTTCCGCGAAGTTGTATTCGCAGATCCAGTCGATCAGCGTGTTCATCGTGTCCTCGACCATCTTCTGATCATCGTCGCCGAGGTTCTCTCCCGTGTCGCCGGCGGTATCCTCGCCGCCCAGCTTGCCCGGCGTGCTCTCCGCTCCTCCCGAGTGGCCCAACAGCGCCACATTGATCTCGCCCGTGCACGCGCGAATGAGTTTGTCGTACAGATCGGCCGAGCCCGTGTTCTTCGTCTCCGGGATCTCCACCGAGGCATCGTCCGGGATCACGGCGATCGCATCCTGCACCATCTGCTCGAGCCGGTCGGCGAAGGCGTCGGTCTCCGTCTGGTTCGTCCCGCGCGGCTGTTTACCCACGATGAACGGCATGCCGAATTTTTCCGTGAACGTCACCCAGAACTTGTATCCGCCCTTGCGAAACGTCACCGGCCAGAAGCACGACGACAGGATCGCGTCGCCGTAGGGATTCTCGTAATCAGCATCGTTCGAGGCCACGAGGAATTTTTTCTCCGGAAGCGCGATGCCGTTGTAATTATCCTTTGTGCGGAACTTCAGCTCGTTGTTTTCGTCGTACACGAACCATTGCTGCGGTTTACCGACGACGTCCTTCGGCGTCCAGCTCTGCACGTCCCACATCACCTCGAGCGGCTGGTTGCCGAACAGCGGCGCGTTCAGAATCTGGTTGACCATCCTCCGGACCGGCAGCCTGTTGAACAGGTCCGTGATGAACTTCGTCTGACGTGTTTGCGCCTTTCCCCGGTCTATTTCCCAGAGCAGCTTCTTCGTTCGCGCCTTTCGGCTGGTGATGCATCCCCGCACGATCGGATCTGCCCGGAGTTCCTTATATATGGTGATGTCCTTCCCCATCTTTTTGAGCACGGGGTCCGGATTCGGCAGAAACATGCCGATCGTATAGAAGTCGATCGACCGCTGCCGGGTCGCGATCTCGGAAGACAGAGAGCCGACCTTGTCCACGGCGGAGAAGTTCCTGAATTCAGTTGGTGATATATAAAGACCTTTTTTCATGATGTGCCCCTTTTGGCATTACGTTTGCATTGTTCTCATTTGGTACCCTCTACCCTTGAGGGAGAGAGCGGATGGTGAGGGGTGTTTTTGTTCATTCCCGTCCCCAATACACCAAAAATCTAACTGAGCCGCCCCAGACTACCCCTGAATTGCCGTTTAACTCCGTTCAATTCCAGTTTTACTGCCGGGCATCGACCAAGGACACCCCGAAACGCTGGATTTGGCTCCTACGCATTCACAGGGGGTAGTCCCAAAGTGAGCTTTTCCCCACTCCGAACTCTGAATTCCGCACTCCGCACTATGCATACCCCTTCATCATCCCCACGGTCTCTCGTTTTCCCCGTGTTGCCATTCCGGCCGGACCCGAGTTTTTGCTTCTCGCCTGGACACATAGCGCCTTGGCCCAGAAAGCATCGGCATGTCCGATCTGCTCGGTGCGGTCTGCGTCGAACCGATGATGCCCGGTGGAAGTCGTCTCCTTTTTCACGCTATGCAGGCTCTGGCGGATCCGCTGCTCGGCCGGGATCCGGTCCTTCCGGTCCTCGAAGCTTTTTTTGATGCCGTTGGCCATAGCTTCTTTGTTCGCGTTGCTGAAGTCGATGCCCTCGACGCGGCTTGCGCCGAAGCGTTCCTGCGCACGTTCGGTGATCTGCTCGCCGATGCCGGTCTTGTCTATGCACGCCCGCCGGAACTTCCGCAGCTCCATCAAGGCGAAGAGCACATTCTCCTGTACGCCGAAGGCCTGCTTCTTCAGCTCGATCTCCGCGCGGGTGTAATACAGATTAGCCTCTTCTTCATCCAGCCAGATCACGGCAAGGTCTCGGTGCCTCGCAACGTCGAACCCTATATAGAGGTCTCCGGTAAACGGAACCTCGGCAGCCAGCCAATCCGGCTTGAATGGAGGCGGGCGCTTGTCGGCCTTGTGCGCGTCGTGATGCGCGATCGCCTCGGCGAGCAGCCGGTCCACCCAGGAGGGGTCCGCCATGATCCGCGAGTCTTCCACGGTCTCAATGAGATCGTAGGTAAGCCAGGCAGTGGCCTCATCCAGGAACGCGACCATGTACTCCTGCTCCCAGGCCTCGTCGTCGCCCAGGCCGAGCCGCAGATCCTCGGGCTCGATCTTCGCGCCCTCGTCATCGAACAGTTCCAGACCCATGGCCACGGCGTCCATGATCGTGACATTATGCTTTGACCAGCCGCCGCGCTGGTCCGGCGCGTCGTATGCCTCGCCGGCCCAGATCTGCTTCGTCAGCCCGGTCCATATCTCATAGAATTTGTTTTTCTTGCCCTGCGGCGTGGACACGATGCGGATCTTGTACCCGCGCGTGATGGACGGATAGAGCGCCTTCCATATAGCGCGGGAGTCTTTGTGCATGGCAAACTCATCCAATAATAGATTGGCGCTCCAACCGCGCGCCGTGTCCGGGTTCGCGGGTAATCCCAAAATGCGAGACCCGTTCGGGAACTTGATCTCGAGCATCTTGTATTCGGTCTTGTCCTCGGCTTTGAAAACCTCGGTCGCTTCCTCGATGGCCGCGTTGATCGCCCGCGCATGCATAGCGGCCGTGCGCATCAGCTCTTTGCTTTGTCGTTCCCCGGCCGAGAGAAACACCCAGGTGGTGCGCGGCTTCTCGAAGCAATCGAACACGGCTTCAAGAGAACAGATAAAGGACTTTCCGCCCTGGCGCGTGAACTTTCCGATCTTGAGGCGCGACTTGTCCAGTACCCATCGTTTCTGATACTCGGTGAGCTTTACGGGTGGATCCACACGGGACTGTGAGTTGAGCGTCTGCGCCGGCTGCTGCTTGTTCGTCTCGATGAAGGCTTTTGCTTTAGTGGGCGTCGGCGTGGCCCAGGCAGGCACCGCTCCGACAATGAGCAGCAGCCCCGCCGAGAGCAGCAGGGTCAGGAGCCAGCGTTTCATGTTGGAGGTTTTAGAATTCACGTTATTTCAATCCATACAACGCATGCTTGATGTGGTCCAGCAGCTCCGGCGAATAGAGCTTGTCGAGCTTCTCCTTCTGGTCCGGTGAGTCGTCCTTGATCTTCGGTGTGCCGCCGTATTTATCGGAAGCGACCAGGAGGAGAAGCCACCGCTTAATATTTTTAGATGTCGGGTTTGCTTTGACCTCGTTGAAGAGCTGATTCTCAAGCTCAATTACCTGTGTTTTGCGATCCACGTTATGGTCGAGAAAGGCCTTTCTCTTTGCGTCCCACTCAAACTGTTCCTTCCAGTTGTAGAGCGTTTTGCGGCTGACCTTACCTTCGAAAAGTCCGACAATGGAGTCAAGGCCCAGGCCTTCTTCCACGTAATTCCGCCGGGCATCCGCCTCATAGATCGCCAGTTTAGCCATTGAGCGCGGTCTCCATTTTTTGGATCTGTTTCTTCAGCTCGCACATTTCGACCCAGAGGCAGTCAAGCGCCTTTGATGTTTCCCGGTAGGTAAGCATGGGAAGCGTGGTGTAATCCATGATCGATGGATCGAGCATTTCGCGCAACTCCATCGTGTACTGCTCCGCAAGCAGGTTCTTTTCCGCCAGCCGGCGGTTTGCATCGGCGATCTTAGCGCGCAGCAGCTGATTGCTCATCCCCGTTTCTCCTTTTGTGTCAGCTGGGAAAATTCCCCGAACGGACATTTGATCGGAATGCCGAGCTTGACCTCCATGCGGGACAACGTGCCGGTCAGAAGGGATATCGTTTCCTGGTTGTCTATCTGGATCAGGCGGCTCTGGTCCTGGTTTGCCTTTAACAGCCCGATCAGCAGCTGCGTACTCTCGTTATATTTTTCGAACGCCAGCTTCGTGGTCTCGTTCTGACTGGTAAGCTGAGCAGTGAATAGAGTCATCACCTCATCGTTTTTCTGCTTGTCTTTTCTCGATTGGAAGATAATCACAATCAGCATGATCACGCCGATGCCTCCCTGCGTCGCCGCCGGAAGAATGCTGCCGATGTCCGGCCATACGGCCTGTTGTGCATGAGCAGGAGTGGAAAACAGCTCCGGGGAAAGCAGCAGAAAAAATGCGAATGACAAAATGAGCAGTGGTACGCGGCGAAAAATGAAGTACATGGGGCCTCCCTGGTTTTCCCTTTCAACGATGGATTTGCCGTGGCAAATCTACTCCGTCTTCATTCTTTTTGTCCCTTAAACCGTTTATGGGACGCAGCACAATATTTGTGGCAATCTGCAAACATCAAGATGCACTTTAGCGCACGTTAGATCACTTTATGAATTTTAGTCACTGATTTTTTCGGAGGCGCCTCATGAAATGGATCCCGTTCTTCAAAACCGGCAAACACATCGCCGCGAACAAGAGTGAGTTCGACGCCACGTCGGAGAAGCTCGACAAAATCCTCGAGATGAACAAGGGACGCGAGATGCCGATCGCCATCGGCCATCCGAAGACCAGCTCTCCCGCATGGGGATGGGTCGATGAGCTGAAGCGCGTGGGCGATGTGCTGTATGCAAGGCCCAAGATGCTCGTGGCCGAGTTCGAGGCCATGGTAAGGAAGGGCATGTTCAAAAACATCTCCGTCTCAATGAACCCGGACCTCACCATCCGCCACATCGGGTTCCTGGGCGCGACGCCCCCGGCCATCGAAGGCCTGCAGGCGGAGTTCAACGCGGATGAAAATGCTCTGGTCGTGGAATTTTCCATGTCCGAGGCATACGCGCTGAACGATGTCGGCGCAATATTTCAGCGCCTGCGCGATTGGATGATAGAAAAGTTCGATCTCGCTACCGCCGACACGGTCATTTCGCAGTGGCAGATCGACAATCTCAAGACCGTTGCTCCGGACGATGCCGCGCCGGCGCAAACAGCATATTCAAAACCTGAAGGAGGAGACACTATGCCGAAGACAGTACAAGAGTTGGAAGCCGAGCTCGCGGCCGAGAAAGCGAAAACCGCCGAGTTCAGCAAGAGCACGGAAAAAGTCACACAGCTCGAGACGGAATTGAAGACGGAGAGAAAAAAGAACCAGGTCGCCGAGTTCAGCGCATTCTGCGCGAGCGATGAGATGAAAAAGAAGATCTCGCCGGCCATGAAGCCAATGGTCCTTGACTTCATGCAGCTCCTCGCCGGCACGGAGACCTACGAGTTCTCCGCACCTGAAGGCAAGAAGGAGAATAAGGCCCCGGTCGAAGCGTTCAAGGAATTTGCGAAGGCGTTCCTGCCCGACATCATCACCACGGAGGAGCTGGCGACAAAGGGCAAGGCCTCGGACACCGGCGATATAAAAACGAAGCGCGAGGCGGCGGAGATGGAGTTCAGCAAGGCGAACCCCGGAATGACCTACGCCCAGGTTGTTTTGGCCGTCTCAAAGGACAAACCGGAGTTGTACTCCGAGAGATAGCCGTAATGCGTTCCAAACAAACATTGAAAATCAGAAAATTTAAATTCAAGAAAAAGGAGATCAATATGAAAAAGTTGAAGCGGCAACTCGGCACCTGGGGTTTGATCTTTATGTCACTCATTCTGCTCGTGGTGATCTGTGGCCTGATGCTTGCGGAGCCGAAGGGCATGGCAGCCATGCCGCTGATGCTGCTCGTCGGCATTGCGATAATTGCCATCGCGCAGCGTGGAACGCGCCTCGGCATTCACGGCGCGATCGGCGCGACGGCCGACACTCTCAAAATGCTGTTCTCCGGCGCCGCGGTGCCCACAGCCTTTACTATTGCAAAATACGGGTCCGACGACGATCACGCCATACTCTCTACCGGCGCGACCGACAATCTCATCGGTATTTTTCAGCATACCGCCGCAGCTGCCAATGCTGAAATGTCCATCATGCTCACAGGCATTTCTGATGTCGTCTATGGCGGGGTGGTCACTCGCGGGGACCCGCTCACGTCCGACGCGAACGGCAAGGCCGTGAAGGCGGTCTCAGGCCAGAGCATCATCGGCACCGCCACCAAATCCGGCGTGTTGAACGACCTCGGAACGGTCATCCTCAGCCAGCAGGTGCTCGGGGCGAACCAGGGAGCGGACGGCTTGACGGTCAAGGGCGTGCTCCGGGTCGACTACAATTTCGACATCCACGGCGGCGCGATCGGCGCGATCCCACTCGGCGTTACGCTGCCGAACAAAGCCATCATCCAGCGGGGCTACGGCGACATCATCACGGCGTTTACCTCCACGGGCGGCACCGGGACAATCGCACTCGGCGCGAATACGGCCGTCGATCTACTCGCGGCCGTTGACGCCGACACGCTGGCCAACCGGTTTGAATTGATTCCGACCGGTACCGCGGCGAACATGGTGAAACTGACCGCTGCGCGGGAGATCGCCGTGACCGTGGCCACGAACGCGATCCTGAGCGGGAAGGCCGTGTTCTTTCTCGAGTACGTGATCAGCGACTAAACCCTGCATGGCGCATGGGGTCCCTTTACTCCATGCGCTCTGCTCTAATGCCAAATTAAGGAGGACACACTATGCCGCCCCTCAGCTCTATGCATGTAGACTCGGTCCTGACGAACCTTTCGATCAAGTACCGCAACGACGAAATGATCTGGCCGCTGGTCATGCCCGTCGTGAAGATGAACAAGCGCTCGGACATATTTTTCACCTACAACAAGGCCGACAGCTTCAAGGCCGTGGATGATTCCATGGGGCCTACCGGCCTTGCGAACGAGATTGACTGGGGCGTGGCGACGGACAACTACTCCGTCAAAGACCATGGTCTCGGCGATTGGATCCCGCAGGCCATGATCGAGGAAGCGGACAACCCGCTTCAGCCCGAGATCGACACGAACGACTTTCTGAACCTCTGCCTCGACGTGGCCCAGGAGAAGCGCGTGGCCGATAAGACCTTCGCCGCGGCCACCTATCCCGCGGGCAACAAGATACAGCTGGCCGGCAACGACCAGTGGGGCGGGTCCACCGACGATCCGATCGCCGATATCGAGACCGCGATCGAGACCTGCTTCCAGCGCGCCAATACGCTGGTATTCGGCCTCGACGCCTGGATCATCTTCCGGAAGCTCCCCGAGATTGTGACGGCCATCAAGGCCATGGCGGGCGTAACCCTGGACAGCGGCCGCGTATCGGCCGCCGACGTGGCCGCCTTCTTCGAGGTGGACCGTGTGCTCATCGGCCGCTCGCGGTACAACACGGCGAAGCCCGGCCAGGCAGCGAGCTACAGCCGCCTCTGGGGCAAGCACATGGCCGCGCTGCACATCGCCAAGTCGCCCGGCGTGAAGTCGATAACCTTCGGCCTCACGGTCAGCGAGATGCTGCGCACCACGTACCGCGATTTCGACGGCAAGCGCGGCACCAAGGGCAGCCATTACATTCGCCCGGCCTGGAACAGCGACGAGAAGATCGTCGCGAGCGACTGCGGTTATTTTATCGAGACTGCGGTAGCGTAGCGCGGCATAGCCGCACAAGTTCAAAAAACAAAATGCCCTCCTCTTTTACCCTCTCCCCTCGAGGGAGAGGGTAGGGTGAGGGGGCTTATAAGGAGACAGATCATGCCCAAATACACCGTGGTAGACGGCCACAAAAAGTACAACGGGAAAACGTACGCGCCCGGAGATCAGATCGAGACCACGCCGGACATCGCCGCGCAACTGCGGCTCGTGCCGGTTGAGGATGCGCCGCCCGCCGATCTGCCGAAGAAGATATCCGCCGATGAGGCGATCGCCGCGATCGGGAAGTGCGCCACCGTTGAAGAGGTGAAGGCGTTCTTCACCAACGAGGACCGAGTCACTGTAAAGGACGCGGCCAAGGCAAAGATCAAGGAGTTGAACGCGGCCGCAAAAGCCGCGGAGAAGAAATAAGCCATGCCCTATTCGGCAGACACGGACCTCACCAACGACATCATCACTCAGACGGAGCTCGTCCAGCTCACGGACGATGAAGGCCTGGGCGCGGTGAACGCGCAGCGCACGGCAGCCGCCAGGGCGCGGATCGACGAACTGATCGACGGGCACCTGCGCGCGGGCGGCTACACCCTGCCGCTGGCCGTAACGCCTCCGATCCTGAAGAGCCTCTCGCTCGACGGTACGGTCTATTACCTCTGGGAGCGAAAAAAGAAGCACAACATGCCCGACGGCATGAAGGAAAAAATCAAGGGGATCATGGCGCTCCTCGGCAGGATCCAGAAGCGCCAGATCCTGATCGGCGCCGATGCGGCGGTTGAAAGCCCCGCGGGGAATTACAAAACGAACAAGACAAGCGAAGACCGGGTTTTTACGAAGGACAAACTCGACACGTATTAACAACGACAGACGACGGACGATCGCTACGCTAAGACGACAGACGAAACTGAAAACTGCTTTTGCGTCCCTCGTCCATCGTGCACTACCATCGTCCATCAGATTCTAAAGGAGACTCACCATGGCAACCGGCACGGTTAAGTGGTTCAACGATCAAAAGGGCTTCGGCTTCATTACCCAGGACGAGGGCGAGGATGTATTCGTCCATTTCTCGGCGATCGAAGGCGACGGCTTCAAATCGCTCAGGGAGGGTGATCGCGTGGAGTTTGAGGTCGCACATGCACCAAAGGGTCTCTCGGCAAACAACGTGCGCGTGATCTAACAATTTTAAATTTTCAATTTTCAATCTTCACTTTCCAATGGAGCACAGCGACATGGCAGACTTTCGTCCAGCAGTCGAAAAGATCCTCGCCTATGAGGGCGGCTACGTCAACGACCCGGATGATTACGGCGGCGAGACGAACATGGGCATCAGCCGGCGCGCCTATCCGAATCTCGACATCAAGGCCCTCGATAAAGAAACCGTCGTCGGCATCTACTACCGGGACTACTGGTGCAGGTTTCAGGGTGATAAGATCGCGTCCCAGGCCGTGGCCATGGAGCTCCTCGATTCCGCCGTCAACATGGGCTGGTGCCGATCGGTAAAGTTTTTCCAGGAGGCGCTGAACCTGTTAACGGGCGCCACGCTTTTGATCGACGGACTCGTCGGCCCAAAGACGATAGATAAAGCGAACGCCTATAAATATCCCGGCGCCCTCGTGAAAGTCTTGAACGGCCTTCAGTTCGCGCGCTACCGCGAGATCATTGAAGACAACCCGTTGCAGCGCAAGTTCTTTCGAAGCTGGCTCGCGCGCGTGGAATTCAAATCATAGGAGTTATAGGAGGGAAAAGTCATGGAAGAAAAACAACCATTCCTCGACGAGATATTAAGCGACGGCACCCGTGCGTCCTGGGGCCGTCTCGGGTCCGCCATCGCACTCCTGTTTGTCTGCGCCTGGATCTCGGTCCTGGTCTGGCGCGTTTCCGACATGGCAAAGGAGCTTCCGGCCCTGGCGATATTCATCGGCGCGGCGGCGGCTTTCGTAACCGCGCTCTACGCAGTGAGCAAAATCAGCGATGCCGTTGAAACGGTGAAGACCGCTAAGCAGGCCGTGCAGGAGCTTCCAAAATGATCTTTGATCGCAAGAGCATCGTTATCATCGTCGAGGCAATCGTGATTTTTGCGCTTTGCATGCTTCTTTTCCGGAGCTGCACGGATAGCCGCCGGGGCTCAGTCCTCGTCTCGAACGACGCCCTCGTCTCAAAACACAGCGTAACGCCCACGGCGCCGGTCCGTGCGCTCGACAAAAAAGAGATCTCCCGGCATTCAAACATCCCGGACTCGGTTCTGAAGGATGAAACAAAAGAAGTCCTGGCCACGGGCACGATCGATGACGCCTCCGGATCCCGCGACGTTGCCGCGGTGCTTGATACAAAATCAGGAGACACGGTACTCATTGAGAAGCGGCCGTTCTTCGAGTTCATGAGCGGCCAGGAGGTCGGTATCGGCTATGGGATCACCTATTACGGCGCGGTGAAACAGACATATTACCGCAACACATTCGTTCGAGTCGGCAATTTTTACGGCGCGGCAACCATCGAGGCGTTCAGTGTTGGCGAACGCCCAGGCTGGTCCGCCATGGCGCAGATGTCGTACCGCTGGTGAGCTTTTGAAGAGGAGTTTTAAAAATATGAAAAGAATTTTCTTTAACCTCGCCTTGATCGTCGCGGTCCTTGGGGCATTCGTTTTCTTTTTTCAACCCACTCCGACCGACGCATATCTCAAAAAGGCGAACTTTGCCTACAGCACCCTGAACTCGGTGGTCACGAGCGGTTCCACCACCCTGGCCGTCGCCTCCGGAGAAGGCAGCCGCTTTCCAACTGGTGGAAATTTCAAGGCACAGGTCTACCTGTCCACCTGCTCCGCGCCGTCCTCCTGCTCCACTCGCGAGATCCTGACCCTTTCCCTGATCTCGGCGGACACATTCACCATCGTCAGTCATGCGGATGAGGGTACGACCTCTCCCTCATCCTGGCCCGCGGGCGCAAAAATACAGGCGGCGATCACCAAGGACAACTGGATTGAACTGGAAGACGCGATCAACAGCAAATGCACACCCACGACCATAGACGCGAGCGCCGGGGCCTCCCCGACCGCGGACCAACTGTTGGCATGCAGACAAACACTTATAACAAACTATGGCCAGGTTGCCAGCAACATTACAACAACCCTGCCGGCAACAGCGGCCAATCTGGGATTTTTGGTATCCATCAGCACCGCACAGACGGGCAGTTTTTTCCGGGTCCAGTCCGCCGCTGGGGGCGATATGTATCTGGACGGCGGAGCCACGGGGAAAAACTACGTGCAGTTCTCCGCGCCCGCCGTAGGAAATTATTTTTCCTGTTTCACTTTTCGGACCGGCTCTTCCGCCTGGGCATGGATTTGCGCGACCGGAAACGGAACAACCAGTACAAATTAGAGAAAAAATGAAGATCAAAACTATTATTCTTCTCGCGGTCTTTTTATACTCTGTCCCGGCATGGGGCGCGACGTATTATGTCGATTATGCGAATGGACGCGAGTCCAACACGGGAACTTCTTCGGATTCCCCTTGGAAAACTCTCTCCTTTGTCGATGGAAAGGTATCAGACGGAGACACTATAAATCTGACCGCACCCGCCACGGCGCCTTTCAGATCTGATTATTTCATGCAGATTTTCAATAGTATCACTACCCAGGGCGCCGGAGGTATCCGGGCCTATATCCTCGGGACCACGGACGTCTCCGCCGGGGCGGTCATCGGCGAGCAAATGAGAAACTGGAACATGGACGGGTGGTATGACGCGACAACGCCCTGGAAGCATGTGGGCTATCCAACGGGCGTCGTTTCAAGGAATGCCACATATTACACAAGCGCTCCGTATGCCGCATCCATAGACCGGATCTCGGCAGACGCATTTTTAATTGAAAGCGTCTATCTCAATTCACTGACAAACTATACCCTGTCATTTCAGCACCGGGAGCCGACGAGCGGAATTAATCTGCGACTCAAAATTAAAAAAGACTCGGCGGCAGAATATCTGGCGAGACCCACGGTTTCAACGTGCGCCAATAATGGATCAGGTCTGGTGCGGGTGACTCTGACTGCCCCCTATGATCTCATCAATGGGACCCGCGCAATAATACTCGGGGTTTTAGGCACCACGGAAGCGAACGGGACATGGACGATAACGGTCATTGACACCACGCATTTTGACCTTGTGGGGTCATCATACGCCAACGCCTACACGTCCGGAGGCAATGTCTATACCTGGGTGGCCGGAACGTCGTCTTTTTTACTGTATGAAAATATTTTACTGAATGCCAATGCGTCATTTTTACCGTATAGCATTTTCATCCCCGTTGTGGGTTCGGACGTATACAATATCACCGTGAGAAACCCGGTAAACTCAACTTCAATAATTGTTGATGATCTTTCTCTGTTGCCGAATACCACGACCCATTCATGGGGCATATACAACGGCACAACGTATAAACTCAACAAGACCACGGGAGTTGAGATAACTGCCCTGCTCAAGACGACTCCGTCTCAATGGACGTCGTCAGGAGTGGACGCTCTCATAAAAGTTACCAAGGGCGCAACAAAAAACAGCCTGAACGCGGGTGAGTTCATCTGGGATACCGAGGTCCTTTATTACCGGTTAGCCAATGAAGAGTCAGATATCACCAATATTCATTTTGAGGCAACACAACGATATTCCGTCGATGTCCCCGAGGTGGCGAGTCTGGTAAATTATTCGGGGAATGACGGGGTGATTAAAAATATTGATATTGTAGGCGCAAAACAGTCCGCGATACTTCAGACCGCCGGCAGCCTCTCTCTTAACAATGTCAACATTAAACATTGTGGAGGAGACGGCGCAAGTATCGCGGGCACGCTGCTTTCCCGCAACGGTTCGATGCTTTTGTCCGGCAATGGATGGGTTACGACGGGCGGCGGTGTTTGCAAACTCATACGACCCTTTATAGGCGGGAGGGTGTTTCATTGACAATCGGCGATCGGGTCCTGGGAGATATTGTGTCCGTCACACTTTTCAACAAGACAGGCGGCGGGCCCGATCTTGCATCCGGGACTTTGCGCGCCGACGTCTGGAAACATTAAACCATGTCCACCGAGATAGACCAGACAGAAGACCTCATCATCACCGCGATAAAAATCGCGGCGCCGGAGTTCCGGATAGTAGATACCTGGCCGGACAAGATGGACCTGGACACGCTCCTCGAGGAGATGCTCCAAACGCCCGCCTGTTACGTGATTTCGGCGGGGGTGAAATACGGAGAGAAAAAAACGATCGGCGCGAACAACTCGGATGATGAAATGACGTTTCGTCTCACGATCGTCGTCGAGAACCTGCGGACCAGGCAGGACGGCATCCGCGGGGCTTATGCGCTTATCGACGCGGTAAAGACGAAGCTCAAAGGAATGAACGTCGCGCCGTTGCGAGGCTTTCTCTGGCCGGTGACGGTGGAACTGATCGCCGTAAAGAACCAGTATTTTGCCTATGGAATGGAGTTTGTCAGAAAAGTCAATTCATAAGGAGGGACCATGAAAAAGATCGTCTATAAGATCGGCCCGGACAGCATCGAAGTGGGCGGCCTCGGCGCGGCCCGCCAGGACGGCATCCCCGGAGACCGGATGGAGCGCGACAAGCCCGTCGAGGTCACTGACGAGAAGGCCGCTGACATGCTCACCAATCCCATGTTCACGGAATCATCCGCAAGCAAAGGAGGTAAATAACCATGCCTCAGGCCACAGGCGCAAATTCAAAGATCATCTATGACGTTGAGACCACGTTCAAGACTACGCCCGGCACACCGGCGTCGCTTGTGCTTCCGTTCATTTCTGAGAACCTCTCCGGCAAACGCGGCTTGTTCCGCTCAAACGTGTTGCGGGGCAACCGGAACCAGACCCAGCCCAAGCGTCTGAACAAGGACGCCGGCGGCTCGATCAACACCGAGCTCAACCCGTATATGGGCAAGCTCCTGAAACACTTGATGGGAACGAATGTCACCACCGGCGTCAATCCCTACACTCACACCATGAAAATCGGCGCGCTGCCGGTCTCGCTCTGTCTCGAGAAGCAGTTCCTCGACCTGACGACCCCGCAGTATTTCCTTTACAACGGTTGCCGCATCAACAAAGCCTCATTCGACTTCGGCACCGAGGGCGTCATCCCCCTGTCCCTCGATTTCATCGGAGCCAAAGAGACTATCGCCGGAACCAGTTTCCATGCCTCGCCCACGGACCTCGGCCACCTGCCGTTCGACATGTACGAGGCCACGGTCGTAAAAGAAGGCGGCAGCGTGATCGCCCAGCTGTCGAGCGTCAAGTTCACCGTCGAGAATAATCTCGACGCGGGCGTCTACGTCATCGGCGGGGCGGGTGAACGGCGGGCACTCCCCGAGGGCACAACCCTCGTCTCCGGGGAAATAGTCGTGCTCTACGAAGACATGGTCGTGCTCACCAAGGCCATCAATTTCACGGAAAGCGCCATTCAGATCACCCTGTCTCGCGGAGACGGTCTGGGCTCGGCCGGCAATGAGAGCCTCGACATCCAGATCCCGGAGCTGATGTACGGCCAGGCCTCGCCGTTGGTCAGCGGACCCAAGGGCGTCTTGTATACTCTGCCCTTCTCCGGTTTCTACGACAACAACGCGATGGCCACGAGCATGCAGCTGATCCTGAAAAACACGCAGGTCACTCTATAAATCCGCTCCCCGCCCTTTTTATCCTCTCCCCTCGCGGGAGAGGGTAGGGTGAGGGGCGGTCTTAAACGCTGAAATCTGAACAGGAGATCACATCCATGGAGCAATTTAAATACACCATCGCAGACAAAAACTACATCCAGCGCCCGCTCGTGCTCGGACAGATCAATCAGCTCATGGCCGTCGTCAAGGGCGTTGTCTTTCCAAAAGACGCGAACGCGACCACGCTCATAGCGCTCCTCGGCAACCGGGTCCATGCGGCCCTCGCGATCGTGCTGCTCAAAGAGGACGAGGTCTTTGGCAAATCGAAGCAGGCGATCGGAGATTACATGAGGGACCGCGACATCAAGGCGATCGCGGACGATCTGGAATTCTGCACGGAAGCCGAAACCATCATGCTGGTGATCAATGATTTTTTCGATTGCAACCCGACACAATCTCTCTTGGAGATGTTCGGGAAGATCAAGGAGAAGCTCATCCTCAAGGTACAGCAGGCGAAGCCTGGATTGATCAAATCGCCGTCATCCTCACCGGAGGAGACATTACCAGACGCGACGCCGTCCTCTGGGGATTTACCGTTGCCGAGTGCGGACCGTACCTGAAGCACCGCTCGCGCGAAGTCCTGTTCCGCGAGGCCATCATCGCATTCCTCGGCGGCTCCGAAGACGGCAAACCAAAGGAAACACCCGAGCAGAAATACTGCCGCGCCTGCAAGGCATCAAAAAGGAACGATTGCAGTGCCTGTGATTTCAACCGTGAACCGTGAACGTTGAACCCTGAACTTAATCTCTATGCCAAACGACAACTACAAAATACAGCTCGTCTTCGAGGCCCTGAACAACGCCAACCTGGTGTTCAATGACCTGAAGCGCCAGCTCAAGGACACCGAGGACACCACGAAGAAGACCGGCGCCGGTCTCTCCGATATGTTCGGCCAGCTCAAGGAGCACTGGATCGGAGTAACTGCCGCCGTTGCGGGCGTTGCCATCGCGGTGAATAAGGGCTTTGAATACATGGAACTCGGCGCAAAGGCCGAGCAGGCCGAGGCGGCATTTCGGAGCGTGGCCGCGGCCAGCAACGAAAACGCCGACCAAATTATCGAGGACATGAAGCGCGCGGCAGCCGGCACGGTGGACGATAGCGACATAATGCAGAAAGCCGTCAAAGGCATGGTGCAAGGTCTGTCCGGAGATAAGCTCATCAAAATTATGGAGGCTGCGCGCGCGGCGGCTATCGTTTCCGGCCAAAGCGTTTCGCAGGCATATGAGGCCATCACGGATGCGATCGCAAATAAAATGCCGCGCAGCCTTATTCAATATGGTCTCGTAACCAAAGAACAAATGAAACTCGTCAATGAAGCCATGTCGCTCGGTATCACCGATATCGATGTCTACGCCATTGCCATGGAGAACGCGGCGAAGCAGCAGAACAAGCTGGCCGACGCGCAGATCGAGCACGCGGAGAAGATGCAGCGCTGGAAGGCGATCTTCAATGATGTTAAGGAAACTATCGGCAAGGGTATATTCTGGATCGTTGATAACGTGATCGGCCGTCTGTTCAACGTAATAGCAAATGTCTCTGCAACTATCGCGGACCTCTTTGCCCGCATCGGCTCCTTATGGGACTGGATGACAAGCGGATTCAAGGGCGGAGTAGCAGAGCTGACAAAGCAGATGGCGATCGCCGACGAAGCTTTCGCCGGACAGATAAAGGAGAACAACGCAAAGTACGGCGGGTCTGATAAAACCAATCTCCCTCAAAAGCCCTCACCAGTCGGCAAGGGTATCACACAGGAGTTGAAAGATGCCATCGCCGCGGCAAAGAGCACGGAGACGCTCGGCCCGGACCGCGGAACCCTGAAGGACTGGGAAGAGACGCAGGCCATGCTTGCCAAGGAGGCCGCGGCCTGGAAGGCGGCCGAGGAGGCCGCGGTGAGTTACGGGCTCTATCTGGTGGACCTTGCAGAACAGGAGCGCAGTATCTCAAAGGCAGAGGCCGTAGAGAAGCGCATCGAGCTGAACAAACAGATGCTCGCCATCCAGGAGGAGTATCTCACGAAGGTAGACCGGCTCAAGGACCCCGCGGGCTGGTACACCCAGCAGCAGGCAATCATCAAGACACGGCAGGAACTTCTGGCGTTGAACAGGCAGATGAAGGAACAGACCGGTTCGTTCGCAGAAGGTTTTAAAGACGCATTCAATCAGTATATATACGACGCTAAAACGTCCTTTCAAGAGGGCGTAAAGCTCGCCCAGGACGCCGCCCAAGCAATGGAGCAGGCGTTCTCCGATTTCTTCTTTGACGTCTTCACCGGGAAGCTCAAGCATCTCTCGGATTATCTCAAGAGCTTCTTCGAGGCCGTTGCCCGCGCCATGGCAAACATGATGGCGCAAAAAACCTCCGTCGCGATCGCGTCAGGCATCGCGAATGCCTGGGGCAGCGGATCGTCCTCTACCATGACAAACGGATCCACCGGCGCCGGAGATCTTGCCGCAGTCGGCCACAAGGGCGGCTATATCATGCATGCCGGGGGCCTGGTCCCCCGCTTTCACATCGGAGGACTGGCCTCGGATGAACGCCCCATCATAGCCCAGACCGGCGAAGGGATCCTTTCCCGCAAGGGCATGGCCGCATTCGATCTAATGAACCAGGGCGGCGATATCGGCGGCAAAGGCGTAAGCGTCGTCGTTAACGTAGAGAACAAAACCAGCCAGCCCGCAAATGCCAAAGTCAGCGACGTCCGATATGATCACCAGGCGAAGGCCTTCGTCGTCGGCGTCATCATGTCCGATCTCGAATATGGCGGCCCGATCCGGTCCGGTATCAGCGGGATGAGATAAAAGAATAGACGGACGACGGACGAGAGGACGACAGACGCAAGGGACGTTTCGTCCATCGAGGTTTAATACATGCCAGTCGGCGACGAAATATTAGGCGACGGAATCCTGGGCGACGGCGGCGTAGCTGTCGCCTGGTGGATCTCGGAGGAGCCGATCTATTCCTTCCCGTCGCTCTCCACTTCTCCGCTCGTCGATCCCTGGGAAGAGCAGGCGGCAATGGACCTGGCGCTGCGGTCGGAAAAGGAAGCAGGCTATACTCAGACTCGCGCAAGATTCACCCGCGTACCGTATAAATATCACATAGAGTACGGCGATCTCAGCCAGGCCGACAAAGACGCGCTCAAGGTCTTTGAGATCGGCTTAAAAGTCGGGACCGACAAATTCACCCATCCCGATATCGGGACGGCAAATGTCCGGCTGATGGGCGCGATCCAATATCAACCCGCTGAGCCCTACGGCTATTGGACCGCCGCCTTCGACGTGGAGGAAGCATGACATTCCCCACATTATCAACCGTACCGCTCATCGCGCCCTGGAAAGAAGGCGCGGCCACGGACCCCACATTGCGCTCATCAAAGGATTCCGGCATTGCGCAGACCCGCGCCGCATTCACCCGAATACCATGGAAATATTATCTCGAATATGGCGATTTGACACAAGCCGACAAGGCCGCCCTCAAAACTTTTGAGTCGAGCATAAAAGTCGGCTGCGATCTTTTTACGCATCCGAACACCGGATCCACAAATATGCGTCTTGCGGGCCCCATCAAATACCGCCGGGCAAAATCCTACGGCCTCTGGACCGCCGCATTCGATCTTGAAGAGATATGAAAAATATTCCTGCCTCACTCATACTCGAAAAAAACAAACTCGCCACCTCCAGCGCCTGGCTGCTGCTCATCGACGTCACGCTGCCGGACAGCGGCCCCTCTTTCAACCTCGTCCGTAACAACGAAGACATTAGTTGGAACGGAACGCTCTACAGCGCCTTCCCATTTGAGCTGGACTTGCCCGATGAAAACTCCAAGGGCGAGATCCCCATGGCCACGCTCATGATCTCAAACGTTACCCGTGCCCTCCTGCCGTATCTCCATCAATACGGCGGCGGCGTCGGATCGACGGTAGTGCTGCACATAGTCAATTCCGGCCACATCGCGGAAAATGCATCTGATCTCGACCTCACCTTCGAGGTCATGTCCACCGAGGACGATACCCAGTGGATCAACTTCAAACTCGGCGCGCCGAACCCGCTGCGCAGCACGTTCCCAAAGTATCGCTATCTCGCAGCGCACTGCCGATGGACGTTTAAGGGCGCGGAGTGCGCCTATGCCGGAGGCCTCACCACCTGCGGCCGCACGCTTGATGATTGCCGGACGCGCGCAAACAGCACCCGCTTCGGCGGGGAGCCAGGCCTCGATGCAGGAGGAATCCGCATTGTATAAAGACTTAATCGGGAAAGAGTTCTCCTACGGCGCCCGTGGTCCGGATAAATACGACTGCTATGGCCTCTGCATGGAAGTACTGCGCCGGCACGGCGTTGCTCTGCCGAATTTTGGCAGCGCCGTCCAGTCGCACATCATTCACGAAATGATCCTGTCGGGCAAGGAGTTTTTCACGGAACTCCCAGGACCCGAGCCGTTTTGTCTCGTCACCTTCTGGATCCGCCCAAAATTTACAACGCACATCGGCATCGTTCTCGAAGACAGCAATCGTTTTTTGCACATCCTGAAAAAAGAACGCGCCGTAATCGAACGCCTGGACTCGGTCCTCTGGAAACATCGCATCACCGGCTATTACGCTTTAGTCACTTAAGGCACGTTAGATCACTTTAGGCACTATGAATAACTTAACCCTCATCAAAGTCTATAACCCCTTCAACCGCAGAGACCAGGACATCTGCCCGGTACCGTATCTGCACGGTCAGACCCTGCTCGATCTGCGCAACACGCACTATCCGAAAGACATCGATGTCGTCGTTTCGATCAACGGCAACATCATCCCAACGGACCAGCTCGCCGTGTCCTTCCCCATGTCCGGCGATCAAATGCTCTTCGTCCCGCAGGTCCATGGCGGTGGAGATAACGAAAAGAGCGTCTATCGCATGGTCCTGATGATCGCCGTGGCAGTCGCCTCCATTTATACGATGAATCTCGGTGGATGGTACCTTGTTGCCGGGATAGGGCTATCCGTGGTCGGCGGCATGGCTGTCAACGCACTCCTGCCTCCTCCGCGGCCGGAGCTTCCGACCCTCGGCAGCGGGCTGATGGACGGTTCTCAGCTCTACTCCTGGAACCCGCAGACCATCCAGCGCCAGGGAGTCCCCATCCCAGGGTTCTATGGGGTAAATAAGCTCTATGGAAATATTTTAGGCGCATTCACCGACAGCGATGACAATGTAACGTCAAAATTAAGTGTTCTGCTATCCATGGGCATCGGACCCCAGAAAAGCTTAAATACCTTCAAAATAAACGATCAAGATTCAGGTTTGTACAAGGTTGTTCCCGAAGTAAGACTGGGATATCTTAATCAGGATGTCATTCATTCATTTAACAATACAAAAACAGAATACACTCTGAACATCCATGTTGAGAGTACTTCTCCGTATACCTACGTTACCCCCGGATCAAATTTTGACGCTCTCGAAGTTGAGGTGCTTTTCCCAAATGGATTGTGGTACATGAATAACTCCGGGGGTCTGGATAGTTCGTTTGTGCAGGTAAAAATTTCCATCAGAAAGCAGGGGACAACTCCCTGGACCTATATAACCAATGCGACTGACGGCCCGGCCAACTCGAATATTCCGGCCGGCTTTTGGAGTCTGGGTAAATGGGCGATAAATACCCAAACAGGGGCGAGCTACTGGTTTGAAAAAACGCGTGGAACAAGCGGGAGAAATGACCACATCGAGGGAGCGATTGAATATGTCGACATGGATGGAGACTATGTAAACGAAACACCGATGCGGTGGCGCTGGGTTAATGATTCAGAAGCCGCAGTGAATACCCTCAGCACGTTTTATCCTTTTATTGCGGCAGCGTTAAAGCCCATTAGGAAGAAATTCACGCTTCCGAGCATCCAAACCAAAGGGATTTATGAAATTAAAATAGAGAATCTCACGGTTACTAAAAATGACCCACGATACGGCGAAGCAATGTACGTTACCGCCATACGAGAGATTGTTTATGATGGATTCATTTATCCCCGCCAGGCGTTGGTAGGCCTAACCGCCATTGCCACGGATAAATTGTCTGCATCCTTTCGCTTCTCCTGCCTCACCGACGGCAAATACTGCCGCATCTGGAACGGGTCCACCTGGTCCGTCGATGTCACGAGCAACCCTGCCTGGGTGACGTTCGATATTCTGACACAACCGGTATTTGACAATAACCTCGCCGTGGTCCGCTACGATGGCATGGATCCGTCCAGGATCGATCTTGCAAAGTTTTTGGAATGGGCCGCCTGGTGTGACGATCTTGTTCCTGACGGTTATGGAGGCACGGAGAAGCGCATTACCTTCAACGGCGGTTTTGATTCTGCCGGGAATATGTGGGAGGCCGCGCATCGGGTCTGCGAGATCGGCCGCGCGGTCCTCATCTGGCGCGGGATAAATCTAACCATTGCAATCGACAAACCGTCCGATCCCGTGCAGCTCTTCACCGTCGGGAATATCAACAAAAACCAGTTTAAGGAATCTTTCATGCCCTTGGCCGATCGGGCCTCGGAGATGACGATCGAATATATCAATTCGGCGAAGGGCTACGATCGCGACGAATTTTCCATCGTCAACCCGGATGTGGACCCCGGCGGCGCGAGCCCTGCCCGCCTGCAGCTTTTCGGCGTCACCAAGCCCTCGGAGGCCTGGCGTCACGCGCGGTACCGCCTCGCCTGCAATCAATACCTCCTCTCCTCGGCAGAGTGGGGCGCGGACATTGATGCCATAGTCTGCGAACCCGGCGACGTTGTCAGCGTCCAACATGACATCCCGACAGCCGGATCAGTCGGCGGTCGCATTATATCCGCCACAACCACGGAAGTGACCATTGATCGCGAGGTGACGCTCTCGGTCGGAAACGCCTATTCTCTCTGGGTGAGAATGAGCGATGACTCTATTGTCATCCGGTCCGTCACAAACGCACCGGGCACTTACACCGTATTGTCCGTCTCCACGCCCTTCGGCACGGCGCCTGCACAATATGATCCTTATGCGTTCGGCGAGACTGCAACCGTCACAAAACCGTATCGAGTGCTCGGCATCCGCAAGACGCGCGATCTGCAATGCACCATCACGGGGGTGGAATACAATGCCTCGATCTACAACACGGACAACCTTCAGCCGGCATTGCCGACTCCGAACTATGACAGCCTCGATCCGCTTCCGGCCGTGGATGACTTTCTGCTTGATGAACTGGTCATTGCGCGGGTGGACGGCACGCTTGAGGATGTGATTGACGTTTACTTCACCGATCCCGGATCGGCCCTGTTCTCGTATGCTGAAATCTGGTGGAACAACGGCGGCGGGTGGATTTTCTCGGGAAAATCCTACGGACATTACAGAATAGCAAACGTGGAAACGGGCAAAACCTACATTGTCGCCGCCGTCACGGTGAATACGGCGGGCCTCAAACAAAAGATCCAGAACGCCCCGCAACTCAGCATCCTCACCCTCGGAAAACTCGATCCGCCGTCGATCGTCCAGAATTTCACCGCACAGCAAAGCGACATGCTGATTCATCTCGGCTGGACCAATATCCCGGACGGCGATCGGCAGGGCTATCAGGTCCGGTTCGGAGCGTCCTGGGATGCCGGAACATTGATCGTTAATAACCTCGCTCAAAATAGCTGGGATTGGAAGCCGACACAATCCGGGACTATCCATTTTTGGATCAAAGCATTCGACACCAGCGGACTTGAAAGCGCCACCGCGAGCGAGGCCGTCCTGGTCATCAACGGCGCCCCCCCGGTAACTGGCCTCACCCAGCAGATCATCGACAATTTTGTGCTGCTCCAGTGGACCGGAGTGCCGGGCACATTTCCGATAAAGGAATATGAGGTCCGGAAGGGCGATGTATACGCAACATCGGAACTCCTTGGCACGCTCACCGGCACGTTTTTCACCTGGTTTGAAATGACCTCGGGCACATATAAATACTGGATTACCGCCATTGACACAAACGATCTGCTCGGCACGCCGAATAGCGTCACGGCGACGGTAAGCGAGCCTCCGGATTTTGAATTAACTTCTCAATGGATGGATGCTTTTGAAAGCCCCATTTCCTCCGGGTTATACTATGACAGCAGTGATAAAACAACCTATGCATGCGTCCAAACAGAGGACAGAGTCAGTGATGATTTCAACCGTGCGGATGAAAACCCGCTCGCGGGGAACTGGACCACGGCCCCCGGCGCCCACGCATTAAAAATCGTTTCGAATCAATGTGTGACAACCATTGGCGTCAACGACGGCGCATATTGGTCCGGAGGTTCATTTTTCAATGATCAGTTTGCGGAATTCACGTCAGCGGTCACAGACTATGGATCGTTGATGTTGCGTTGTATTACCTCCGGAAGCGTCTTAAACCTGTACGGACTAACAGTATCATTAAATGGTGTACAACTCTTTAAATATGTCGCCGGAGCCCGTTCCACCATCGGCAGCAGCATCAGTCTGTCTCCACCGCTCCAGGCCTCGGATGTTATCCGGTTTGAAGCCGAGGGGACCGTTCTGCGGGTAAAGCGCAACAATATCATCCTGCGGGAAGAGATCGACACTTCCCTTTCCAGCGGGTCTCCTGGGGTGTTTGTATACATCGGGAACCCCGCAATTGACAACTGGAGGGGTGGAAATTTAAGCTCAGCCCCGAGCTGGGATCGTTTTTGTACCGCGTATTCGATTACCACCATGCAGGATTTTATCAATATGGGCGGGTATGTTATTGAACCCATGCACACCTCGGCATTTTATGAGCAGACGTATGATGCGGGAGTTACCGTGCCCGGCACCATGATCTCCGTTGATGTTGATAAGGTCGATTTTAAAGGTTCGGTTGCAATCACGCCGATAGTATCCGTGTCCGTGAACAATGTCGATTGGATAACCTATACCGGGGCATGGAAACTGTTCGTTAATAATTTTAGATACACAAAGATCCATCTTGCCTTTGCGGGCACAGCTGCGGACATTGTCGCGCTCAACAGCTTAAACGTAACGCTCTCTGTCAAGTTGCAGAACGATTCAGGTAGCGGCATTATTACCAATGCATCATTAGGAAGTGTATTCAAATTCAACAAAATGTTTTCGGACATTAAGTCGGCTACCCCGGCCGTTAAGGGAGCGCCTCCCCGCCTCCCGATATATGTCTATGTAGATGCGGTTTCCACCTGTGATGCCGCATGCACCACAACCCATGTAAAATTGACCGCCGGTCAGGGAGCGCGCTTTCTCGTGGACGATTGGATTAAGGTAGATCTGATCACCGGACCGGAAGTAGTGCAGATTACGAATATCTCAACCGACGATCTCACCGTGTCACCGGCACTGTCCGGCGCGCCGCCCATAAACACCACGGTCTATATAGCAAGTGTTCGAATTTATTTTTATGACCTCACCGGAGCATTAACCACCGGCGAATGGAGTTGCCCAATAACAGGATATTAGGGTTAGTTCTGAAAAGGAGGTTTCATC